CCTGAACCTGTACGGCGTGGTCACCTACTCCGACGGTTCCAAGTCGCGCCTGCCGGTGGATGGCACCAAGTTCTCCGTCTTCGGTCTGGACAACTTCATCGCCACCATCGAAGGTATGTCGATCCCGCTGGTGCTGACCTATCACCTCGGTGATGGTGAGTACAACTACCTGGCCGAACCCACGGCCGAGCGCACCATTTCCAAGCTGTACAGCGCCACCACCGGCAAGTTCGATGGTGCCTTCAGCGTCAAGCTGTACGCCTATCCGGAATGGGTCAACGATCAGGTCGGCTACCGTCTGGCCTACCGCCTGTACACCGGCGACCGCGAAGATTTCTACGAAGTCACCAACTTGGTGCAGCCGACGTCGGAATCGCGCAGCTTCGATCCGTTGCTCTATGGTGTGACGCAGAAGATTGCCGTGGCAATCAACCTGCGCAACGTCGATCAGCGCTTTGCCAACTACCGCCATGTCCAGAGCTTCGAGATCACGCTGCGTGCGCGCGGCGACGATGCGGCACAGGACAACTGGACCGTTGGCTTCTCGCCGAACCAGGACCCGCCGTACGGTCGCAGTGTGGTGGCGCGTTCGCGCTTCATCAACACCGGCAACTGGGAACTGGATCTGTCCTCGGGCTGCTCGACGCTGGAAGAATGGCTCAACCTGATTTACTACCGTACTCTGCCCATCTACGATCCGACTACCGAGGCCAAGCCGCCGGAGCCGAACATCGTGATGGTCCGCGTGGGGCAGCATCAGGTCGAGTTCCCGATCGCGATGTGGAACACCCTGATCACCGCTCACGAGATGGTGGGCGAGGGTGGCCTGATCTACCTGCACTTCCTGCGCCGCAATTCCACCACGGATTTGCAGCTGGGCGTGTCGGGCATGGTCATGCACCAAACTCCGCAAACGTAAACCGAATGCCCCTGCACCGCAAGGTGCAGGGGCATTCCTCCCTATGCGAGATATGACATGATTCTGTTCCAAGAAGATTGGCAGCGCTATCCTAGCGCCGATATTGACCGGCAGACCACCAACCGATCCTTCAAGGATCTGGCTCTGCTGTACCGTGACATGGGCGTCAAGAACCACGCCTTCCTGCTGTCGCTGATGCAGCCTGAGCTGTCCGGCGTGGATGTGCATGACAAGAGCTTGGATGCGGTGACGATGGCAAGGATTGCCACGGAAGCTGAATTCAACCCCTGGTTCGTCTTCCGTGAAATCACCCGCCTGCCCCCCAACTCGGGTATCGAGCCGATCCGCTTTGACGCCAATCGTGGCAACATCGCGCTGTACTGGTGCTTCTTCAACCACATCGACTCGGCCAACATTCAGCCCCGTCAGACCGGTAAGTCCGGTTCGACTGACTGTCTGATCTTGGACCTGCTGTACATCATGGCACGTTCCACCAAGATCATGATGATCACCAAGGATGACATGCTACGACAATTCAACGTCGAGCGACTAAAGGGCATTCGAGAGTATTTCCCCAAGTGGATGCTCAAGATCTCTTCGGAAGATGCCAACAACCAGAAGGAGCTGACCTGTAAGGAATACGGCAACTCCTACATCACCGGCGTGGGTCGTTCCTCGGCTACGGCAGCCAACAACCTGGGCCGTGGCCTGTCCACCCCGATCCTGCACGTCGACGAAGGCCCGTTCATCAGCCACATCGGTACCACCATCCCGGCAGCGCTGGCATCGGGTACCAAGGCACGTGAGCAGGCCGCTGAAGCCCGTCAGCCCTACGGCAATATCTTCACCACAACCGCCGGTAAGATCGATGACCGCGATGGTCGTTACATGTACGATCTGATCATGGGCGGTACGGTGTGGACCGAGCGCTTCCTCGATGCGCGCAACATCCGTCACCTGAACATGCTGGTGGAAAAGAACTCGGCTGGTGGTAAGAAGCCGATCATGAACATCACCATGTCCCACCGTCAGCTGGGTCGTGACGATGCGTGGCTGTACAAGGTCATGTCCGAGAATAACGTGTCCGGTGAAGAGGCCGACCGTGACTTCTTGAACGTGTGGACCTCCGGTTCGCAGCGCTCGCCGCTGTCGGCTCTGCTGAACGACTCCATCCGCTCTTCGGAAATGGACCCGCTGCATTATGAGGAATCTCCCGATGCCTACATGATCCGCTGGTACATCCCGGAAGATCAGATTCAGGAGATGCTGGACTCGGGTCACTACTCGGTCGGTCTGGATACCTCCGACGCTGTGGGTCGCGACGCCATTGCCATGGTCATTACCGACATGCGCGATCTGTCCACGGCCGGTGTGGGTTCGTTCAACGAAACCTTCCTGCCGCGCTTCTCTGGCTTCCTGCTGTGGTTCATGTTGAAGTACCGCAAGACCATCCTGATCCCGGAGCGTAAGTCTTCCGGTCAGGCGATCATCGACCATCTGCTGCTGCACCTGCCGCTGCATGGCGAAGATCCGTTCAAGCGTATCTACAACAAGATCGTGGACAACTACCGCGAAGATCCGCAGGCCTTTGCCGACATCCAGCGCAGCATGAACATGCGCGATGACAGCTTCTACGAGCGTCGCAAGTCCGCCTTTGGTTTCAACACCAATAAGGACTCTCGCCTGTTGCTGTACACCACGGTCCTGCAGAATGCTGCCAAGACCGCCGGTCACACCGTGCGTGACAAAACGCTGTCCAACGAAATCCGCAAGCTGGTGGAAAAGAACGGTCGCATCGACCATGAAAGCTCCGGTCATGACGACCATTGCTTTGCGTGGCTGATGGCGCACTACTTCCCGACCATGGGCAAGAACCTGTCCTACTACGGTATCGACACCTCCGAGGTGTTGGTCAACCTGGGGTACAACGGTCGCGCGATTTCCGAAGAAGAGCGCAACGCCCGTGCGATGCAGGAAGAAGCCATGAAGGAAATGGAATCCATCATGGAAGTGCTGAAAGATCCGCGGATCGATCAGATGGTGTCCTACAAGTACGAAAACCGCCTGCGTGTGCTCTCCAGTCGCGTGGAGCAGCGTTACGACATGGACGCCCAGTCGGTGGACCAGATGATCCGCCAAGCCTCTGAGGAGCGCCGTAAGCGCATCCAGATGTCCGTCCAGCAGAACCGCTTGGGCATGGACCGTAAGAACGACCTGCCGTCTCTGGGACGCGCTGGCTCGTTCCTGCGTGAGGCCGGTGGTTTCGCACAACGTGGTCCGTTGGGTCTGCCCAACAACCGTTACTTCTGACGGCATAAAGCCCTCCTCCCCATCATCGGGGAGGAGGGCGATATGTCATTGTGCCATTGCTTCTTCGACGCGGCGGATCTTGGCTTCCCACTCGCACGACTCGGGCATCGGGTAGACGACCTTGTGCAGTGCATTGAGGGTTTTCTGATACGCCAGCTCGACGCCGTTGGCATCATCTGCCGGGGCGTACGTTACCGTGGTGACTTCCTTGCCGTTGAGCGCACGGGCTTCAGCCTCGATGTGCGCAATTCGCATCTCCTTACCTTGCATCCACGGGAAGAGGGTGCAATCGTTTACCAACATCACAGTTACCTTCAGCTTGACCACTCGCGCCAGTTCCGCCGAGAACGGACGGGGCACCATGCGAGTATGGGTCTCGCGGCTCTCAACCTTCAGGAGTTTTTCCCAAGGGCCAGAGAAAGGAAGGCAATCATCATTGGTCATCTTTCACGCTCAGTATTGAAGAGTATTCGGCCGAGGGAAGACACGATACAAGTGCGCCCGGATGGCGTACATGTGCGGGTAGCGCGTCCATCGCAAAAACGGTGTGCACAACAGCGGGTAGGTCACAAGCTCGAACAACCGGGGATCGAACAGATGTCGGTGCTGCTCGCTCACCGATCCACTGACTTCGTAGACGGTGTGTTTGGTACTGGGAATCCACCACCGGGTGTAGTGGGTACAGTACACGATTTCACGAGCAGTGACAAAGAAGTCGATTCCCTCTCCATCTTCGGACGGGCGTACCACTTCCACCGAGTCTTTGGAGTAACCCTCGTAGACTTTGGTGGTGGCCGGACCTCGGACGGAGTCAATGCAAACACCGATGAAGTAACGCACTGCGTACCAGAACGAATTCAGCATGCGCGCCGCCGAGGCGGTTGCGCTGTAATCCTCCGGTTTACGTTGAGGATTATGCATGGTCAGCTCTGGTAGTAGTTCATGGCCAGCGTACGCAGCACGATGTACAGCTGCACGCCAGTCCGGACGCTTGCGATAGCCGCCGCGTTACGGGAGTGAATCGCCATCGACACGATTTCTTCAGAGAGCTTTCGGGTCAACAGCAAGGTGGGGTCAGACATGCGCGAGGCGGTGTACAGTGCACGCAGTCGTTGCAGCAGGGCCGACGGATCGGTGGTGTGGGTAGCCAGGTTGCGCTCGGCCATCATCACGCCAAAAGCATGGATCAGCGTTTCACTGATCAGCTTGTCGATCTTTTCCTGGTCACGACCGCTGTGGTTGGAGGACATCCATTCCAACGCTTCGGTCAACGACTTCAGGGAACTGGTGGGCATGGCATCGTGGATGATGCGCGCCAGCTCAGGCCGGACGAACGAGTTCTTGTTACTCACCACAGTCAGCGCGTAGCGGATCATGGTGGAATGGTTACGGGTCTTGTCCTTCAGCACCATGGTGCCGTCGATGTCGATCACCGAGTTGTCGGTGCCGATGCGCCCACCCTCATCACGAACCTTGTAGAACACAGCCGTCATCGACTTGACGATCTCACGCAGACGACCCTGGATGTCAGACACCATGTAGATGATGTCCTTGTCCCGGTTGAAGTCCATGTAAGCTCGGTGGTGAATCGAGTTGGGCTGCATGATTTCGTGGGCACGGATGTTCAGCAGGTTGGACCAGCTGCCGGCCTTCTTCAGGGCGTACTTCTTGTTCAGGCGTGCGTACATGGCCTGCATGGTGGCTTCATCGGCCGGATAGCGGTAATACCACGCCATCAGCGAACCGAGGAACTTGTACTGCAGCACCAGCAGGACATCCAGACAGCCCTGTTCCTTTTCCTTGGCGGTGAGCTTGGGTGCGCGCTGGATCGCATGCAACAGCCACACGCAGGACAGGTTCATCACGTCGTTGGCGCGCTTCCAGGCAGCGTCAATCGAGGAGACTTCCGCGATGCCGTCCACAACGGCCAGTTCATCCATGTACAGCACGTCGTTGAACCAACGTTCGCGGTCGGTAGTGCGGAATCGCATGGCATGCACGCCCATGAGGTTACCGCCGAAGAAAGCCACGTGGTCTGCGTTGTAATTGACGAAGCCAGTCTGATACGCATGGATGCGCTTCAGTAGGGCCTGGTCGATTACAACGTCCTGACCCGTGGTGTCAAAGACTGTCTTGATCGTGACGTCAGACATGATGGGGTTCCTAAAAGTACCACATCATTAGCTGGCAAAAACATGGATTCCACTGGATTTGAGATCTATAACACCCCGGTGATAAGACAACTACGTCTTCCTTCCCCTACACCGGAGCCTTACAATGAACAGTCTCTTCAAGCTGGTTGCCCTGTGCTGCATCGTCTCGATCGCCCCGAAGGCCTGTGAGGCCATCAACCGCAAGCTGGATAAGCTGGCTCGCTAAGGAGTTCGCCATGCAGAAGTACATCAAGAAGTACCTGTACGACATGTACGTCCCGCTGCTCCTGGTGATCGCTGCATGGGCCCTGTCAGCATGGTTCATCTACGACACCTTCGATCGCACTGCCGGTTTCACCGACGTGTGGGTTCGGGCAGCGTGGTCGCTGCGTGCAGCTTCGCTGTCAGTGCTCTGCCTGATAGCGTTTATGACCTACATGCTGATCGACACGTTCCTGACTTACCGTCGCGCTCGCGACGAGTAAGACCGAAGTCCCGAAGCTGTCCACTCCCTTCCTCCGTTACGGCGGTGTGAAGGGAGTGTTGACATGACCCTCACATTTTTTGGAATGACTGTAAATTTTCAGAGGGCCTCTCCATTTATTGAAATCAACCGTCAGGCGTTTTATGACAATATAGGCTCACCGTATGAAGAAACCTTCATACGGGAGATCCCTAATGTACGCCAACCGTTTCCAACAGTCTCTGGTCCAGAGCAAGGAGACCAACACCCAGTTGGTCGCACATCCCTCGCTGGAGAGCCACGCCGTCGCACTGATCGATGAGGCGCGCAACTATCGCGCTGAGCCTCTGCTGATCCAGGTGCCGAGTCTGAGCGATGAGAGCCTGCAGCTCGAACGCCAGAAGCAAAACGAACTGATCAACGACCTGAAGGATCAGCTCGGTCAGGTTCTGCCCAGTGCCCAAGGCACGGGTATGGTCCATCACTACCTGATCGACACCCACGCGTTGTCGACCGGCGATGTGGCAGCCCAGTCCACCCTCAAGGCCCTGCTGAGCGCATCGCTGCGCAATCAGGATCGCCCGGTGGTCGCTGCCCTTCCGTTGAGTGGCGATGTCAGCCTCGGCCAAGCCGAAGCGATCGCCGCGTCCCTGGAACATTACGGCTTTGAGGTCTTCACCGACCGCACGGCGTATGTCAACTATCTCGCCGCCGCATAACGCGTCATGACCTCTAGGTCCCATACGGGCCTAGGGGTCGTTATGCCGTCTATGATGGAATTTGAATCAAAAGGAAATCAAACCTATACCATTCCCATGGCGGATCGACCGTATATCTTTCCTCGTTGTAACGTAGTACCCGCTGTACCCCGTAACACTAACCTCTATCCTTAAACGGGACTTTGTATGACCACTCGTACCATCCTCCTCGACGGCATTGACACTGCCATCCCCTTGGTCCTCTCCACCGACATGGTGAACGTTCCCGATGGCGGATGCTCGCTGTTGGTGGGCTATGAGACCGATGCCCTCGAGCACTACGCGCCGCCGCGCCTTCTGATCGCGACCCCGATCCACATCAACAGCAACCCCGAGCTGGCCGAAAAGATCTGTCACGACTGGCTGTCGAGCAAGTTGGCCAACAGCGAGAGCCTGAAGCAGCTGGTGACTTACCTCACCGATTTCATCGAAGAGCATGACAACGGCTGTGGCTGGCATGTCACCCGTCTGAAGTTGTTCGGTCCGACCGTCCACGGCCGCGGCTTGACGCAGGTGCTCAAGCGCCCGCTGGCCAAGTACGATACCGATGATGAAGACTACGGCTTCGAACACCTGTTCGTGAAGTAACCAGTTTTACGGTGGGGTCCGGGCGCGGACCCTGGGCGTAACAGCCCCCGCACTAGGGACTCTCCTCCGTCCCGGGCCCCACCACCTTTTACCGCAGCACCCATTTCCCTCGACTTCCTCAAAGAACTGACTATGAACAACAGAACCCTGCTGCTGGACCACGGCTCCCACATCTGCGTGAGCGCATACTCGGACAAGGATCGACTGGAGGCATTGCGCCCGGCGGTCTATGAGATCGTCCTCACCGATACCGGTGTCAAGCTGTTCACCCTGCAGGACAAGTTCTTGGTGTCTGAACGCAAGTTCGGTGACCACAACGAATTCCGCAAAGTCCTTACCGAGGACTACGATCGCGTTGGACCGTCCGTCGGCGTTATCCTGATCGGCATCAAGGGTAGCGGTAAGACCATGCTGGCCGAAGACGTGTGCAACCACTACCTGAAGCTGGGTCTGCCGGTGTTCCGCGTCAACACCATCCTGCCGTTGAGTGTGCTGGAGCTGGTGTCGGCCGCTGCCGGTCCGGCTGTGTGGTACTTCGATGAGTTCGGTAAGGTCTACCGCGAAGACAAGGACAACAGCAACCGCGACGACCTGTTGGGCTTCTTCGGGAGCGCCTCGCGCCTGGGATCGCTCTATCTGGTCACGGCCAACCATGACAACGAACTGAGCAACTTCATGGTCCATCGCCCGGGTCGTTTTCGCTACTCCTTCAGCTTCCACACCCCGAACCTGGAGCAGCTCGACGAAGTGTTCAATCACTACATGGTCGATGAAGAGCTGCGTCCGATGCTTCGTGCCTGGGTGAGTCAGAACGATGTCAGCTACGATGTGCTGTGCAGTGTACTGCCGGTCATTCGCGGTTGCAAGACCCGCAAGGAAGTGTACGACAAGGCGAGGATCTTCAACATCCCCAGCTTCCCGAACTTCGGCATCACGCACTTCAACACCGTGGACTCGCTGTACATGGATCGTTCGGCCGCTGATTTCATCAACCAGTCGAGCCCCATCCTCGGTTACGTCTGGAACAAGGCTTCGGGGGAAATCGCCTACCGCATCCGCGTGAATGTCCCGACCGAAACCGGCCAGCAGATGCGCGCAGAAATGCGTCGACTGAAGTTTGTGGACTTGGAGAAATATCAGGTCCCGTCCGAATTTGCCAACGTGGCCGAGTATGGCACGGTCAAGTACGAGTTCCCGGATGAGTCTGGTCTCATGTTGACCATGTCGATGGGCTGGTCCTGCCGTAGCTTCGAGGCAGCGACTACCGCAGAACATGCGATCACTCGCATGGAGCGCATCCAGGCAACGAACGAAGGTAAGGATCTGTCCGCTGAACCGCCGGGTCCACGTGGCATGGGTACGTACAGCGAACGCCCCGGTCGTACGTTCGCCCAACACGGCGGGCAAGGCTGGTAAGTAACTGGGCAATTCCGCCCATCTCTACAACGAGGTATCTCATGAAACTGCGTCATCTGCTGTCCCTGTCTGCACTGGTGCTGGTTCTGGCCGGTTGCCCGTCCACCAATCCGCCCCCGTCTGCCGACGTCCAGGCAGCTGCATCGCAGCCGCTGGTGGACCCGACCATCCCGGACGTTCCCGACGAACCGGACGTGTTGGTCCCGCCGCCGGATTCGGCTGAGTACCTCCAGCGCCTGAACAAGTTCGAACAGGCCTACGCGGTGCAGAACATCGATGCCTACGAGTACAGTCCGGACTTCGAGTCCAAGTACGACGGCAAGTACCCGTTCTTCCGTACGCTGGACTGCCAGATCGACAATGGGCAGACCGGGGTGTGGTGCACCTTCGAAGCACAGGAACATGAAATCACCGAAGCCGAACTGGCCACGTGGATTCCCTACCTGTCCAACCACGACGTACTCGACCCGACCCTGCGTTGCACCACCGTCTGCCTGAACGGCCAAGGCGTGCTGGTGGGTGCGGTCCAGCCGGAAATGCTGGAATGGCGCAAGCAGTTCTGCCCGGTCGAGCCTGACCACGCCTTCTGTCGCGGTCAGTCGTAAGTTTGCAGCCGGCCAAGGACGGCCACCCTTCTTCTTTCGATCCATCCCTACTCCTCAAACAACCAAGGATCTTTCCCATGCCGTTCCATCCCAACCGTACTGGCATCGACTGCGTCGATAGTCTTATCACCGAAGTCGGTGTCTGCTTCGGTGAGCTGCGCGGCAAATTCGCCGATCGCCTGAACCTGTCGGCGGAGACCACCAGCGTCGGTGATGAACATGAGCTGACCGTCATCTATACCGCCCCCGAACAGGACCCGGTCAAAGTGGTCGTGAGGTTCACTGCGAAGGAAACTGCCAAACTGATTGGCCGTTGGGGCCTGGTGAACGCCTTCCTGATCGAGGTCGCCGGAACCGTGATCGTCGATTGGTTCTTCAACAGCCAAGACCTCCTCTTCAACTTCAACGAGGAAACGCAGCAGGCGATGGTGAACATGGATCGGCATTTGTCCAGCGTCGATGTCGATCTGACGTACGAGGAAGAAGTCCTCGACAAAACCCCCAAGACGCCGCAGGTGTTCGCAAGCCCGTCGCCGGACCCCGTCCCGCACGTCAATGTCACCATCCACCTCAACGACCAGCTGTACGGCACGGCGTCGGAAGTGGGCCAAGTCGTGGCAGTGCTGGAGAAGGCTTTGCAGGAACATCTTGCGGCCAATCCCCATCCGATCAATCGCGAGAAGAGCCAGGTTGTTGTCAACGTGGTTCATCCCGAGAGCGGCGTCGGCGGGTCCATCGATACCTATCGCCAGATGCTCCGCGAAGGACTGATCGACATGCGCCCGTTGCGCGTGAGCCTCAACGTCCACTGAACTGTAGTCGCCCACGGGCGACTGCCTTTCGCTTCCTCCTTTCCCTTTCCTCTATCGTCCAAGGATTCAATCAACATGCACCCCGTCCACATCGACAATAATTCGACCGCCATCAATGAGCTGGCCGACGTCATCAAGCGCAACTTCGCCGATGCCATGCAGCAGGGCACCTTCGAACACGATGACCTCAAGGCCGTCCTGTCGCAGATCCCCACCCACAAGACGCTCACGGTCACCCTGACCAACGACGAGTTCGGTGTCGTGACCATCGGCATGATGGAAATGACCCATGATGCCAAGAACTACGACATCGAGAAGTTCCACATCCGTCACAACGAAGAGCTGGTCTACAGCTACGACCGCAATGAAAGTCCGGCGGTCATCAATCTGATCAACCAGACCTGCGGCTATCCGATGCTGGCTGAGATCATCCCGTTCTTCTACGATGTGGACCTGTCGAAGAACCAGGTACCGAAACCGCCGGTTGATGTCGTGGCACTGTTCAGCGACATGCAGGCCAATGCCGTGCGCATCTTGGACATCACCGTCCAGCGCAATGGTCGCAATCCGCTGGCGCGCCAGCTGAACATCGAAGAAAGCGAGCTGTGGACCACCTTCGGCGATGGCATGTACTGGTACGAGGAGCCGGCCACCGGTGCGATCTACTACGCCGTGCTGTTCGTCCTGCCGGCTAAGCACGACGTGCCGGCCGGTAATCCGGAAAACGATCGCCTGGCGTTCTTCTTCAAGTATGTCGATCGCAAGCTGACGCTGGCCGAGATCCGTGTCAACGGTGACGACATCGCCAACGCTGCCGGCAGCTTCAGCGGCTGGATCTTCAGCAACGAAGAGCTGGTCACCGCCTTCTACGAGCGCAGTGAAGAAATGCGTGCGGACATCGAAGGCGGCGATCCGTGGCCGGACGCCAAGCCGGTGCGCGTGACCATCGAATCCGATGACCCGCATCAGGCGGCCATGCTCACCGCGCTGTTGCGTGAAGCCATCCTGTTGCGCGACATGCGCATGACCGAGGGTCAGCGTGAGCGGATCTCGGCTGGCGGTCGTCACGGCATGGAGATCCAGGTGCCCGAGCTGTACCGCGAGATCTTCAACACCGAATACGCCCAGAAAGAGCAGACGACCTTGGACCAGGGTCTCGTCGACGTGCGGCCGCTGTTGGTGCAGATCCGCGTCAAGTAATTCCCTTTGGCCAAGGATGGCCTCTCCTGCAACACCCTCGTAACACACCTACCCTCAATCAGAGAAAACGAGACACCCATGGCCAAGTCCACCAAGATCACCCGTCACCATCCGGTCAACGCACTGCTGGGCGATGCCCTGCGCTGTGTGCGCAAGGTGCGTGAATTCCTGAAACCGAACATGGTACTCACCTACCGCGACGTGGAAAAGCTGCGCAAGGTGAGCAACGAAATCACCAAGACCCGCAACCTGGCGATTTATCGCGCACGCCAGGCCGGGTTCACGGTGAAGGAGGTGGCTGAGATGTTCGAGTTGACCGCAGCACGGGTCAGCCAGATCATCAAGGCACACCCCCACAGCGCCTCCCGCAAGGGAGAGTGATCCACTGGGCCTAGGAATGGGCCCTTTACCAAAGCAGGAAATCTGATGAAGAGCTACGTCTCCTACGTTGGTCCCACGAGCATGATGGCGGTCGGTAACGACCCCAGTTCGACGGGGCACGCAATCGGTCTTTACTTCACCCTCCCGGCTCCGGTCGAGGAAGGCGAAGATCCGGCACCGCCGGCCTTCTGTGGCGTGAACTACGTCCTGGGCGGTGATGGCCTGATGGTCGATGAAGTGTTGCAGAGTCTGCTGGCCAAACTGATCAGCCTGGAGGGTCCGTACATCGACCCGGCAGTGGTGCTCGGTATGGACCAGGACTTCTACGACCAACTGGCTTCGCAGGATCTGTCGGTGAGTGATGCCGGCCTGACCCGTGCGTTCTTCGGCCTGCCGACCCATGTGGTCGACGGCAAGCTGGTCTTCGATACTGAATCTGAAGCTTGGGCCGCACTGCTCGAGAACAATCAGATCGAACTCACCCGCGCGCCGTAAAGCAACACCGGCCCGGTTACTTCGGTAGCCGGGCCTCCTTCCCCCATTTAGTCATTTCTCCTTTCCTCTACCTACAAGGTGACTACCATGCAACTGACCATCTCCCGCCCGACCCGTTCCATTGGCCGTTTCTTCTCCAGCCTCTTCGCTCCGGAACGCGACAACCTGGTGCTGCGCAATGAGCGCCACCTGGAAGTCTCCCGTCGCCTGTACAAGTGCTCCGAGCTGGCTCACAAGCCGGTTTGGGAACTGCTGGCCAGCGATCCCCATTTCCATGCCGCCCTGCCGGTGGCTAACGTCCCGTACCTGATGCGTGTGGTCATCACCGCCGATGAGGTGCGTGCCAACTTCTACCGCTGCGAGATGGAACCGATCGGTGAGCCGGTCTACGACGTGCGCTGGCGCAACAATGGCGAGCTGGGCTTCATGGTCGGCCCCAACGACAAGGTCGAGCCGCTGGTCCGCGATCGTCGCGGCCTGTACGTGGACCTGTACGAGCCGGAGATCAGCTACCGTCGTTTCCTGACGGTGGAGGAGATCGCCCAGGTCGCCACGTTCACCCAGTCCCAACTCCTCACCTTCGACAAGGCCTGAATCATGTCCAGTTCCTATATCAAGCGTCGTCCTTTCCACATTGTGGTCCGCGGTACCCGTAACGGTAAAGTTGTGGCCCGCACCCGTCTGCGCGGCTACGTCAAAGCAAGTGCCACGCGCGAGTTCGAAAGGCTGTGCCGGCTGGCGCAAAACGTGGATGCATTCAAAACCACCTCGAAGTACGGTCCGGTTCGCATCGAACTGTACGAGGGTCCGTCGTCGGCGCGTCACAACAAGCGACTGATCGCCATGGCCGGTGACTTCGGAGCGCCGAAGATCGTGGACTATCTGGGTCTGCTCCGTCCGAAGTCCGACATGCACGTTGCGGACATTCTGCCGGGTCTGGAGAATGGCGTTCTGGGCCTCGATCCGCGCAACGCTGAATTCGATGGTTCGGTGTTGGACAATATCCCGTTCTTCGAACACGGGCGCGACTTCGACGGCGATGCGTTGAACAGTGGTCAAGACGACTTCACCATCGACGTCGGTGAAATCAGTCAGGCTGAACATCGCGAAGTGATTCGCAAGATGCTCACTGAAGACCCGGAGGGCCCGGCACCGAAACCCCGTCGCCCCCAGCCGATTCGACTGGCATCGGACTTCGAACTGGCCGCTTGGGCGGGCGCGCTCAGTGATGGCGTCAGCTCCTCGCGGAAGCAGATGTTCGCCGGACATATCGCCCAGCGTCTCGCGGTGCCGCTGACCCCGGGCGAGTTGAACGTCATTCAGGCCACGGGTCGTCAGGAACGCCAGCGCAGCTTCATCAATCACGCGCTGACTCCGTTCGGGGTCATCCTCAAGACCGTCGACGAATCCTCGGTCGATAAGGTCGACATCAACAGCGCCGAGATGCGTGACCTGATCTACTCCCACTACGAAAAGCAGAATCCGGATGTGGAACGTGCCCGGTTCGATGATGCTTACGAAAAGTGGTTGGCTCAGCGCGACCGCGACGTGGAACTGGCAGTTACCCGCTCCCCGCTGATGCGCCCCAGTACCATGGACAAGATCCGCCACAACTGCGAAGACCCCAAAACAGTTCATCCGCTCGCGTTGATCTGGAAGGACTGAAGTAATTCACTGGCGGGGAGCGTAACGGCACTCCCCGTCTTTTATCCACGCCGTCCCTACTGAAGAGAGTAAACTGACTATGAACACCGAACAATCGATGCACGTGAACTACACCCCGCGCAACGCTGCGATCCCCCGGACCGCTGACATGTACACCGGCAACGATGGCACCCCGTTCTACGTGGTGTTGCTCCACGACTTCGGCCAACCGCTGGAGTATGTGGACGACTTCGCCATCCGGCTGGAACAGCTGCGTGAAATGACTCGTGGCCTGGAAGGGAAACTGTACTACCACGTGACCGCTCAGCTGGATGGTCAGCAGTTCTGCGTCTATGACAAAGAAAAGCACATTCTGGAAGCGCGCGACTTCAGCTACCGGACACTGATGCCCGAAAGCGTCTGGCACGTCTCCGCCTCCAAGATCATCCGCTCCGTGCTGGAGAACGGCGTGGAGCGCAAGAAGGTCTGGCAGCTGTACCAGAACCAGAGCGCCCATCAGGTCTGGGAGTGCACCTACAACGAACATGCACGCGATCCGCTGTACCTGCGTCAGGGGAGCATCCCCGTTGATGCACAGCAGTTCCTGCGTGAAGTGTACAAGCAGGTGAACAGCAACACCAAGCTCAATAACCAAGATCGCAACATCCTGCTGTGGTCGCTGCAGTCCTGGGACCTGTTCGACGGCAACATGAACCGTCAGTTCACCGCCGATGAAATCACCGAGCTGAGCGCACACATCGGCAAGCTGCAACACCTGCATCACGAAGCAAATCCCGTCTTCGCGCAGTGGTTGTTCGAACGACTGGACTTCCTGACACCGGCCGGTGTCGACCATTCGCTCTCCAACTGGGTCGGTGCCTACACCAAGATCCCTGACCCGGCGGGCTGGACCACCCTCCTACGTAACGCTTACACCCGCAATCTTCCGATCGTGGGGCGTTATGTTGCCTAAATTCCTGAGGAGGAATTCCAAAATGCGCAAGACCCTCATGCCGCCACCGAGCGACTATGTTTACATCAACAACGCCACCTGTCCGAGGCGCCCCGATCGTGGGACGCAGTACCGGATCGAGTTGGCCGGTGTCGAAGCCCAGATTCTCCATCGTGAAGGGCTGAT